AACTGAAGAAGACAGATCTGAAAGAATAGTTGAGCCATTAGTATCAGCTGTATCAAGGAATCTATAGTTATCAGAATAGTTAAAGTCGTTAGGAAGAACAACTTCATCAGCAAAGTAACCACCATCGTAGTTAGTATAAGGATCACCAGCAGAAAGGTAATACTTAATGTTCTGTGTAAAGTTAGCAATACTCTCTTCTGCAATAACTAAGAAATCAGCTTCTGTTGTAATATCAGAGAGTATTACTTGCTCTGTTGTCAATACCTGATCTTCAGGGAATGTACCCTCTGCAAGTACTGTATAATAGTAGTTAGTAGAAGCTGGGTATCCAGGTCCAAGACCTGATAGAGGATCTGGAAGTTCACCACCATCAAGGAATGTAAATGCACCACCATCACGCCAGAATGGTACAAGGTTTCTTGTATCCTCAATCAATTCCTGATAAGGATAAAACTCACGCATATACATTGTTAGTGGTCCATCTAAACCATTAAAGCCATTTGTATTTGATGTAAGTCCGGATTTAAATGTATTACCAGATGTACCAGTTAAAGAGTAGTTGAAGTTATAACCTTCGAAGTAGTCAAAGAAGACATGACCATTAAGAAGCAAGTTCTTAATATGTGTTGAAGATTCTTCATTAATAGGGTTAAGTGACTCAGCCTTAAATAGAGCATACTCATTACCAAAGACATCAGTTTGATATTTATCAACAAGACCTTGATTGAACAGATCGGTGAAGTTAAGCTTATAGCTAATATCATTCTGCTCAACTAGTTGAGAGTTATTCCTTTCCTTTGTAGTATATGATTCAAATGCTGTAACCTTGTTAGTAATCTTTGGATCACCAGCGGCAAGACCACTTGAAACGTTTCTTGTACTGTCTCTATGATCGAACTTAAAGTATACTGGGTAATCAGATTGAGGATTTGTTGATACATTACCGAACTTGGATGGATCAGGGAAAACATAGAACTTATCAGAGTCGAGATCTGCTGTATCAATACTGTAGTTAAAGTTCTCTGCTTGAAGTTTAAATAAGCCAATATCATCAGCTCTGAAGTTAAGACCAACATCTCTTAAGAGCTTAGTCTGATTACTCTCAACAGTAGCTGTATCTGCACCTTGTAAGTTAAGAGCATTTGCAGCTGGATTATCAGCAGCAATCATAATACCTGAAGTAGCAGGAGTAGAAGAGGTATCAATGTAGTAGATATCTGTACCAATATACTTAGCAATAAGAGCTCTCTTCAATGAATATACCTGACCAGTGGTAAGCCCACCCTTCCTATACTGATTATCAACTTGAACTAACTCATTATCTGGATTACAGATAGCATCAAACTCTTGTGGTGTAATTGCTGGTGGGTTAATCTTAAAGGATCTAATAGCACCAAGGAAATTCTCTTCACCTGTAATAGCATCAATACCAGCAGGGTCAAGATAATACTTAGTATCAATCTCATTGATATTATCACTCTCACCACCATCTGGAAGATCAAAGTAGTCACCATATACATCAACATACTCTTCAATCTCAATACCTAAACCAGTAACAGCTGCAATAACATCTGGATTTGATGTATCAAGAGCATCTTCTGTATTGAATGTGAAGTTATAGATGTTATCGAAAATAGCTTTCTCTAAACCAGTCTTGCTACCCTTAAGTTTGTTTCTATCAATAACATACTTACCTTCATCTCTCTTCTTCTTATAGAATAGAGCAATGTCTTTAAGTCTGTTAGCAAAGAATGGAATAGCTACATCCAAGTCGGCAGGGTCATTGAAGTTAATCTTTTCAAGGAATCTTTTCTCTGTCTCAGTAGTATAGTTAATGACAATCTCTTTAATGAACTGTCTATAATAGTCTTTAAACTGAGCTGCTTGTTCTGTTTTTGAACCTTGCTGCTTGGAGTGCCAATCTTGCAAGTAAGAGCTATAAGATGAACTATACTCTTCAGGAGTGTAATCTGATTGAGTATTGTTAATGAAATCTAAAAATGAGAATGGGGTAACAGTATCCCTATAATCACCACTGGTAACCTCAGGGTTGGTGATAGAGTATTTAACAAGAACTGTTCGTAGTGATTGGTTTGCCATCTTCTTTAATATTTAATCTTTAAAAAGCTCGAGACCTTCATAGAGTGACTGAGCAAAAATGTTGGACATTGTACCATTGTCCCTTGACCAATCACTATATGATGTAAGGTTATAGGAAATAGTATTATTTGGATCTGTAAAGTCTATAATGGAGTCTTCAATTTCACCTACTGTATCTGTCTGATAATAGAAATTATAGATATCTGTAATCTCTCTACCACCACCTGATAAAAGCGGCCAGCCCCAAGTTGAATTATAATCACTCAATCTATAGTAAGTTGAGCTTGATGAAAGAGACTGGGTAATAATTTCAGATCCCTGTTCAGTTAAAATCTCACACTCTTCGAAACGCTCACGTGTAATTGCTACACCATCTTCAAGTGCTTCTGTAACTGCTGATATTAATTCACCAGTAGTTGTACCATATACGAAACCATCTGTAACTTCGATTGTAGGTGTAACACGTGCGCTTAGAGGGAATGTAGTATTGAGTGTAACAAACTTACCACTATACTTTTCATTAGCTACAATAGGCTCACCGACAATAATCTCACTACCAGTTGTAAGCTTATCACCGAGGTTGTAGCCAAAGTAGTCACTGTTCTCATACCCATAAGATTGGTAGTGCGTCTTATCTCTATTACGTCTACCGAATAGCTTCGATCTACTAATAGAAAGAACATCCATAAGTCTGTTCAACTTTGGAGGTAGTGAATATTTATTAAGCTCTGGAAGATCAAGCATTTGCAAGATACCATCAAGCTGATCAACATTACTTTCATCGATTGTAGTATTGTTATCAAAGAAGTTTTGAATCTTCTCATATGTTGACTTACCAATAGAATCTTGTGTAGCACTTAAGTCACCAAAGATAGAACCGATGAAATCACTCATCAATACCTTTGCATCACTAAACAATGGCTGTATAGCAATATCTTTGAAAGCAGCTTCGAAGTCAATGTTCTCACCCTTCTTTGAGATAGTATAAAAGCTACTTGGATATACTGTAAATGTATTACTCTGACCAACGATTGTAACGTTATCATATACTGTGTAACCAGATAGATAAACATCATCAAGAGTTGATGCAGTATTACTTATAAAGTATCCTTTAAAGAAGCCACCTTCATCAAGAGTTGAGAGAGCCTGGAAGTTTGCTGTATAGTCAACATCATAAGTTGTTGTTCCATCAGTTAGGTATAGATCAAGAATTGGACCACCAGTTGCGCTTAACAATGGCATATTCTTCTGTGTAAAGAGGCTATTATCTTTAACCTTAACAACAAATGAAATCTTAGATCCAGCAAACTTTGTATCACCAATATTGAAAGTTGATAAAGTTGTTAATCCTTCACCATCAATACCATTTGAAGAGAATGATAATCTGTTATAACTATTATTTGAACTAATAGCAGCAGATGTACCATATGTGGTTGTATTTACATGCTCGTATATTCCACCTTGTTCGAAGCCAACAAGCAGGTTGTAATTACCGGCAATATCTGTCTTAAAGTAAGTATCACCAGTACCGGTTAACCCTGCGTAAAATCCATCACCATCAGTTGCATCTGTATATACAATTTCTTTACTATTAACATCATTACTACTCAACTTAATAAAGATATGAGTATTGTCTGTTACAACATTTTCAATCTGAACAGTCTCTTCAATACCATTCGATGTTAGTACCTGAACAAATGCTGAATGAGGCTTTAGATGTCCATATGTTTCATCATCCAACCCAGTTCTGAAGTAATCATTATCAACACCAGCTGATGAGTATGCTACGATTGAAGGTACCCCAGCTTCAACAGTTCTGTACGAGTTATACCTATCAACTGTTATAGGATTGAGAACCTGACCTGTACTATGTGTTATATCTGAAGCAACGCTAATGTTAAGCTTATCAGCAATAAAATCTGTAATATCAACTTTAGCAGAGAATGTATCAAGATACCCAACACCGTTCGAATCATATAGATAACAATTTACAGTATATCTACCAGGCTCTGTATAAGCATGAGAAGCTGTAATGGCTTCAGTAGTTGTACCATCACCAAAGTCCCATACAACTCTCTTATTAGAGATGAAGTCAGTTATACCATCTTCGAGGTTCGGTACAAACGTTAATGGAGTAAATGGCAATGCATAGCTCTCATATGTTTCAACACCGTTGTAATTCCTTACGTGGAAGAAGTTATATAGCAAATCGAATTCACCAGATGAATCGAGTTGGAGAGAGCTTAGCGACATATAACATATTTAATGCTAAAGTCTACGTATAGCAATCTTATTCGTGATATTTTGTGGATTGTAGAAGTATCCGAATTGGAAATCTTGAAGCTGGTAGTTAAGAGACTGAATAGCCTTATCTTCTGCTTTATAATCTGGATTCCATACAATCAAGCTCAAGTTAGCAATCTCACTATCACCATTAACTGTATGTAATGCTGTTACACCTTGAATATTAAGAATGTCATTTGTTAGATTTGCTACATTAATAACATCTCCTAACTGAACACTATCAAAGTAGTTGTTGATTGTGTTGTAAATAGCTGTCTTAATAGCACCATCGTTTAGAGCTTGGTTCTTATCAATTGTAACTCTTAGTACAGTATCATTAACAATCTCATCAACTGTATCATCAGAGCCAAGTGAGCTACCACCTACATTTGATACTCCAAAGGCAAACGCTTTAAAGATTGGATCGACAATAACAACATTCTGTCTTTCTTATTGTCACAGAACTCTGTAACAAGCTGCTTTTGAGCAGGGTTGAGGTACTTTGGTGTTACACCATTCAAAGTAGCTTCACCGTTTGGTACGGTGTATACATATACGTTGTTAAATGATGTAGAAGTTGAGAAGAGCACCTGAGAGTAAAGGATACGTGCATCATCATTACCCTGAGCAAGTCCGATGTCACTATAGTAGGAAAGGACCTTTGATGTATACTCATCATTTGAAAGTACTTTAACATCACGTGTAATGTTATTAAAGTTTCTGTTGATCTGATATTCGTAATCTGCCTTTGTTACAAGTCTGTTCTGTGAAGCGAATACTTTTGGTGCACTATTCTTAATATCATCAACAGTCTCAGCTTTCTTTGGAGGTGAAGATCTATTATAGTTAGTAGCAGTAATGTCTGTAAGTTGTGATGGAACAATCAATGTCTCATCTGAGCTATATATAACACTCTTAATAGATTCAAAGTTAGTAGATCCGTAAAGAACGAATGCAGAGTTATCGATAGAATTTGGTCCAACATCACCAGCTTCGTTATCAGAGATAACATAGAATACTAATACTCTATCATTTGCACCAAGCTGCTTACCATTAAGATCATTACCAAACTTAAACTCGTAATTGCCTTTACCATTAAGTCTCTTTTCGAATTTAGTAGCATCAGCCTCTTCAAGGAAGAGTGAAGCTGTCTCAGTATACTCTGACCATGTACCAGTAGTGTTATTCTGTACAAATACACTAAATGTATTGTCACTTATAAACTTTGAATCATTGAGGTTTGAAGTACTCTGTGTAAATTGCTTTGATGTGAAGGAATCAATAAGAATGATATTCTCATATGGCTCACCAGTAGCATTAAAAGTAGCTTCTGTAAGAGTGCCTTGATAGAGTGTATTGTTTGATGTTGCAACAGATTCAAGTACAGCATCTATTGTCTTTTCAAATGTAATGTCTTCTGTAGATACATATGTATTACCACCTGCTGTAATATTACTAAAGCGGGGGAGTGTATAAACATTTGCATCTAAATTGTCAGCTGATAGAGAGATATTGAGAAGTGATGTTTGATCACCAAGTGGATTGTATCCAATATTAGATACAAGCTTATTCATATTCTCATATAGAGTAGCAGTATTGAATGTAGACTCGTTAGATGTTGTATTGAGTTGGAAGAGCAATACATGATACATGTAAGCTACAACATCAATAAAAGCACTGAAGTTTGAACCTTCGAAGTTCTGATCAGTGAAGGTCTCATTCTCATTTAATCTTTCAATAATGAGACTCTTAAGAGAGTCAGCATCGAAAGATAGATAAGCATTCTTAGGAAGCTTGTAGTCTGTGAAATCTTGAAGGCTCATTGTATATATTTAATA